TAGTTATCAACGATTCCCAGAGACAGCTGATTCTGTTGAGTAACAGTGTTAGCCTGACCTGTGGTACCAGATTTGATCTCGTATCCTTCATCGGTGAAGAAGTTAGCATCATAACGAACATTCTGCTGAACGTCGTCTGGATTCCATACGTCGCCTGTGTTGCTGTTGCCACCAGGCTCGCCGCCAGTGAAATCATACAGGAATCTGTTTGTCAACTTACTGATGCTCTGAGCAGTGGAGTCCGTGTTGGTGAACGTGATGTTCATCTCACCAGGAGCAGGAGCTGCGCTATCTACTAGCACACAAGTACCGACCAGATATGCAGTGCCGTTGCCTGTTCCAACTGCGTTGCAAGTGAATGTGTCACCGACAGCGAAAGTAGGACTTGCGCCGATCGCTTGCCAGTTGGTTGAACCAAGTGAAACGATAAGGTAGGATGCTCCGACAACGAACGCTGTAGCAAGGACAGCAGCCGAGGTATCAGCTACCATGTACTTGCGGGCGCCTTTCTGACGAACGATAGCGCCAGCAGCGACACCAAAGCCTGCTCCTGATGGTAGAGCAATGTTCACGGTAACGGCAACCACTGGATAAGCTGCGCTAGTTGCAGGGCTAGGTAAGCCGCCAACAACACCCAGCCAAGGTGGATTCGTGCCACCACCAATCGGAGGAACTGGAACTTCCAGTGCGCTAAACGGTGGCAATGCCTGGTCGAGCGGAACTGGTACACCATTAGTGACGGTGTCACCAGTGGCGAGCGAATACTTCTGAATTTTCAAAGGACGTCCCATTTTGTTTTCTCCTATGGTAGTTGCCGGGTTCTAGCCGGTACGGGGTTGGGTAACCCCATAAGCCACGGACCTATTCCATGGACATATTCTTTTTAGTATTTATCAAATTTTGCCATATAAAATGCGCTCGATAAATAAAAACATGAATACTATATCTCTCGAACAACTTATTGCCTCAGGAAATCAAGCAAGAGCGGATAATAATCCTGATCTAGCATTGACATATTACATGCAAGCCATGTGTATAGATCGTAACAACCCAGCAGCGTTCAACAATTGGGGAAATGTGCTTAGAGAAGCCGGTGAACCAGAAGCTGCTATTCCATTTCTACAACGTGCTATTCAGTTGGATCCCAGTAATGCAACCGCTCAATTTAATTTAGCAGTTGCTTATCTTCTTAATGGAGATTATGAAAAAGGTTGGACTCAATATGAAACTCGTTGGAATTATGAGCACCTGAACGGTGTTCTGCCAAAGTTTTCTCAGCCTAGATGGAAGGGCGAGGATCTCAACGGTAAAACCATCTTCGTACTCAGTGAGCAAGGTCACGGTGATACCATTCAGTTTGTAAGATTTACTCGCGATCTGGCTAAAATGGGAGCCAAGGTTATCCTTCACGCTGAACCAAACATTGTGTCGCTTCTCAAGGATGATCCTACGTTCGATCGCTTTGTGCTACCTACCGACGCTATTCCAGAACACTTCGATTACTGGACGCCGGTGATGAGTCTCCCTGGCATCATGGGTATTACGCTGGATAATTTACCAAGTCTACTGAAGTACCTTACTCCAGATCCAGTAAAATGTCGTGAATGGTTAACTCGTCTTGGTCCTAAGAATAAACTAAGGATTGGATTTAACTGGTCAGGACGGCGAGATACTTGGATAAATCTGCACAAGTCGATTCCATTTGAAGTCATACTAGAGCTAGTTAGGAGAACCCCTGAATACGAATGGTACAATCTACAAATCGACTGCACTCCAGAAGAAGCACTTGCACTACAAGAAGCAGGAGCAAAAATTGTCTCCGGTGATATTCATGATTTTGCAGACACTGCAGCCTTGATTGAAGCCATGGATGTTGTGATCGGAGTAGATACCGCATCGACTCATCTAGCAGGTGCTATTGGCAAACCGGCTTGGCTTTTATTGAACTGGTTTGGAACTGACTGGCGTTGGTTGTTGAATAGGGATGATTCGCCTTGGTACGAGAGTGTTCGTATTTTCAGACAGCCATCAATGGGTGACTGGCATACTCCTATTGCCAAGGTCGAAAAGTTCTTGACTTGGTTTAAGATTTAGGAAATTCCCAACCCAACAAGTCAATTTCGACGTCGCATACTTTAGCAACATGAGCCTTCGCAGTTTCAGTAAACAACCTCGAAGGCTCACTGTTCGCCGGTCTAAAATTCGATAAATTCTTTCCCATCAACTCCGGTTGCCATGGTACTCCTAATTTCTTGCATAGTGCTTCCATATCTTCGCCTAAGTGATCGTAACGAACACAATCGTCGATTATCAACTCGTCGTCGATGCAATATATTTCTCTATCCGACCCAAACCCTTTCAACGTGAAATTCTCGAAACACTCCTGAAGCTGGGATAGCGTCCAGTCGTCGGCTAGATGTTTTTTCATTCTGAAGTAGAACCATGACACTGCTCTATCGTATGGATTTCTGATGCTGCAAAATTTGAGATAGTTATTCCACACGTCCGGCTCAACCTTGTCCTTTACTTCACGTGCCGTCATGTGTTCGTGCCATTCAGTTCTCAGGTGGGATTTGCATCCTCGACTCGCTACTATTCCTTTTGGAGATATGAGCGTACATGTTTTTTTCGAGATGCGTCCTCTTATCGCACAATATCGCTGAAAGTAAATCTCAATGGAGGTACTAGCCGTTTTGACTGTTTTAAGTTGGATGAATTTATTAGGATGACTTAGTAGCATTGAGGTCTCAGGTTAAAAATAGATAAGAAAGACGCCCAATCCCTTAGGCGTCCTTCATACCCTCTCTTCCCTGAGAGCCCTCGTTCCTTCACATGTATTTATCGTATTTGTGAAATAAAAGGTTGACACTTTTTCACCTTTTGCTATACTACACCCATAGAGACAAACAACTGGAGAAAGAAAAATGTTCAACGTAGAAATTTACAAAGAAGTAGCAGGGTTTGACGGTCTGGTTAACCTGATGACAATGACAAACGTCACTGAAGACAAAGCGGTCGAGACATCGAAGACCCTAGCGGCAAAGGGATTTACCACTGTGATCGTACCTAGCGCAGAAGCAGCCTGATAGTCGGGTTGCTACACTTCCCTCAGAAAGACAAACAACTGGAGCGAACGAAATGAAAAATAATAAAAAATGGAGTCCTACTGACCCGATGCACTTCGAGGGTAAAACAGTGAAGCAACTGCAACAGGATCTAATTGAGGCCAATGAGTTTGCTAAGAAACATCCTAAGTTCGAGTTTGGTTGGCATAATGAATATAGACAAGAGTTGCGGAAACGTATTGCTAATAGCATCGGAAAGTAAAGAGTAGTAGACACAAACAACTGGAGAGAAAGATGAGAACTTACATAGCATTTTATAACGGTAAGAAAATCAGCGTCACCGCAGAGACTTCGTATGCAGCACAGCTGGTCGCAGCTAAGATCTTCAAAGCTAAAAAATCTTGGCAAGTTTCTGTGATATTGGCAGATTCTGAGGTTGACACTGCATCGCTATAGTGGTATAATAGCCCCATAAAGACAAACAACTGGAGAAAGAAAAATGTTCAACGTAGAAATTTACAAAGAAGTAGCAGGGTTTGATGGTCTGGTTAATCTGATGACCATGACGAATGTCACCGAGGACAAAGCTGCCGAGACCGCGAAGACGCTAGAAGCAAAGGGATTTACCACTGTGATCGTACCTAGCGCAGAAGCAGCCTGATAGTCGGGCTGCTACACTACGCCTCTAGAGACAAACAACTGGAGAATGAATATGAAAACCTACGATGAGATGGTCAAAATAGCTGCTTGGTTGGGCAATCAATCTTTGTATGGTGGTTCAGGTGATATCATGTATTCTGCTAGGCATATGGCTTATACCATGAGCATAGCCTACAATGTTACGGAGGCGAAGTGGTTAGATGCGGTTACCAGTTACATCAACAGCAACCGTGATGCTTTGCACACTATGCCTAAACCTTTTACCTGGAGTGAATGAGCCTCATTTCCGGTATTCAAACTTCAGCTCTCCACTCTCAACTTTCTCAACCATCTTGTCTATCGCTAGTTTGGCATCTTCAACGCTGCCATCATACACGTTGGTCATGGCAATAGGGTTATCCGAGGCCGTGGCGAACTTAGGGTTGACGTAGTAATCCTTGCCATCCTGCTTGAATACGATCTGATAGCCATTGGGAATATTTACCTTCTTGGTAGAAGCGTATGCCTTGTCACCGAATGCCATCTTGTGCGTTTTAGTGTTGAACGTGCGATTTAGAATCGGATAGATGATAAATCTTCCGTACTCTACTGGAAGATTGCTGACCTTCTTGCCTTCAATGATGTCAATTAGTTCGCGCAATGATTTCATAACGTATCTCCTATCACGATATTTATCATTATCTGATTGACTTTCGGCTGGTAGTCGGGTTGCTGGTGGATCAGACGTTTCTTTGACTGAGGAACATTCGTGAGTTCGAATCTCACCAACCCGACTCTTCTATTTATCCTTGAAATGTTTTTATGGTAAATTAAAAATAGTGGTTGACTCAACTGAACAAGCAGCGTATACTGTCCACAATGAAACAGAAAAGGATACTAGGATGAAGTAGCAGATAAACAAAGAGGGCCGAAGCCCTCTTTGAACAAAAAGTTTTTATTTCCGTGTTGGAAATGCGTCGAAAAGCTTCGATCTTCGTGGTATGATCACGAAAAGCTCAGGTTCTGGACGGCAATTTCTCCAACATAGTCGGCTGCGTTTCCGAAAGAGCTTGCTGTGTTAGTAAGCTCAACGAATCCATACCTCGTCATGAAGGATACGACCGGTTCGAACGTTGACGGATCCAGTACAACGCCTGAACTCATCAGAGGAATGTAAGGGCAGTAGAACGCAGGAGCGTCGGCTTCTGAAGTTCCTTTGTAACCAACCAGAACGCTCTGTGTGTCAGGTGCGTAGCTGTTCACGAACACGCGCATTGCGCCATTCAGCGTACCAACGAACTTAGTGTTGGTCGGTGCTTCGAAGGTACCTTCAGTGGTACGAGCGAATGCTGAAGTAGTAGCAGATTGCAGTACGGTCAAGCTGGCAGGAGAAACAACACACCAGTTACCAGCGCCACGACGTGTACGCTGTGCGATCAGGTTAGCAACACGGTTGATCAGAACGGCCAGAGCGGCGTGTTCGTCACCAACGAATGTAGCAGTACCAGATACGGTAGCCTGGTTGTATGTATATTCAGTAGCAGCCAATGAACTCAGAGACAGGAGAATTTCCTGATCGATTTCAGCCGTGATTTCTTGAGCCAGAGCGGCCATGATTTCAGCTTCAACGTCAATACCGTGCATGGCTTGAGCATCTTGAGCAGATTCGAAGGTCCAACGAGCTTGCAGCTTGCGGGTTTTGGCTTCAACAGCCTGCTTCAGGATCTGAACAGAAATTTGCTTACCACCGGTGCCTTCCATCTGGCTTGTGTTGTTGCCAGTGTAGCCATTCGCAACTGTCTGGTTCTGAGGAACGGTAGAGTATGCGGTAGCAATTGTGAACGGTGACAGGGCTTCCTGGCCAGCTGTTACTGAGGTAGCAGCCAGTGAGTTGTCGGTCAAGCTCTGAGCGTAACGAACGCGCAGGGTGTGAATCTGGCCAACTGGACCAGTCATAGGCTGAACACCTACCAGTTCGTTAGCAATAACGGTGGGCATAACACGGCGAATAACTGGCAGAATGACTCTGTTCAGTGTAGCAATGTTGCCAGCAGTTGTTGAACCAGGGCTTGCGTTTTCACGCAGGTACTTTTTGGTGTTTTCCAAGATGACGTTCATTGAGTTGCGCTTTGAGCCACGAAGACCTTCGAGCAGTGCATCCTTAGTCTCATCCCAGCGACTTTCTAATAATTGTGACATTTATGTCTCCTTTTTCCTTTTTATTTAGATTACAGCCCTGCCAAACGCTTCAGATCAATGACGTTACTTTTTTCAACATCAACATCACTGTCTTTGACACGGGCAGTTTTATCGCCAGTTGCTACGGAAACAGCTTCTGTGAGAAAGTTAGATTTCACAGAACGATCTTCCAATACAGCTGGTAGATACTTTTCAAAAGCGTTCTTCAGACGAGATGTCTGTACGCTTTCCAGTAAATTACGCATCAGCTCACGCTTCTCTTTGTTTAGAGGTGCAAGCAGTTCTTCCATTTCTGTTTTACGAGTATTGGATTCCTTGATAACACGTATTTCACGTTCTTTGGATTCAACAAGAGTTTTTGCTTTCCTGTTGAGTTTGATTGACTCACTTAACTGATGCTCGCGCATTTCAATAATGTCATGCAATTTGCGAACTTCAGCTTTTTCATTCAAGTGAGTGGCACCAAATTCTGCGGCATAGGCCTCGAATATACGACGACCAAAGTTGTTCTCACGAGCCACTTTGATGTCTTCTTGTAACTGTGCAAGCTCGGCCTCTAGACGACGACTTACAGCCATGGTTAACTTCGTAGCACTTTCTTTAATAAAGCGCGAGCGTAATTTTTCCAGCCTTGAACGGGCTTCACGTACCAAACGAACTCTAGTCTCAACTACAGCCTGTTTGTCCTTGGCGAATTCACTGATTTCATTTGCCAAAGCGTGAACGATGAACGATTCCATTTTGGCCAATCCTTCATTGTGAATTTTACGATCCTTACGCAGTTCGGTAATTTCCTCGGCAAGTTTGGTTACCATGAAGTTATTGTACTTCGTGATATCTTCTTTCATCTTGACCTGGAACTTCACGCGATCTTCCGACAACGCTTGTCTATCTTTGATAAACTCGCTTATTTCGGAAGCCAACCCGTCTGACATCATACGATCTAAGGCTTCGACCATCACTGTTTTATCATGTTCATAACGTTGTGCGAATTCCTCACGGAGTTCAGCACGAGCAGCTTCTTTCGCCTCAACCAATTTTGCTTCCCAGGCTTCTGATATAGCCTGTTTTGCATCTTCGTTGATTAGATCGCTGTCTAGTAACGGTGTTAAACTATCAAACATAGTTGTCTCCTTTCGATCTCACTAGCCTAAAAGGCTAGTAATTTTGTTAACTGCTTTCGCAGTTATTTTATCAAACTTCATGTTTGAAAAAACTTCTCTTTCTGTTTAGGTTTTTAGGTTCTTGATAAAGCGTATTACTTCGTTGGAAACAACTTTTTGCGCTTTACTGCTGCTTGCTGGATCTCTAAACATTTCCAGTAATTTTGCTCCTCCTTTGTGATTCAACAGTCCTTCGTAAATCGCGGTAGGATAGGCATTCGGGGCACTTGGCTGTGCAACAACGTCAACGGTGACGATCTCGAAATCGCTGACTTGTCCATTTGAGTCGTTCACGTTTCCGCTGCCACGACTACTTACGCCAAGCTTTACCCCAGAGTCTAACATGGTTTTTACCAATTGTCCCATTGGCGTGGGCAGGATTTTTAATTTTCCATATCCACAATTTCCATCCATCCACATGTTTTCAATCATGTGGCTAACTCTGTCTAGGTTAATCTTGAGGTCATCTGGATGATCAACTTCACCCAACACTGAATGACCTGACTTTATTTGCTCGTTGATGGTACCAACAGCTTTGGCTATCTCCGTAACAGGATAAACTCGCTCGTTGGCATTTCGTACACCACCTTCGATGCAAATACCTTTCATGTACAGGCTTTTTCCTGAGCCGTCCCTAGATTCCTCAAGCACAAGTTCTACCTTGGCTTGAGTGAAACTAAGATGCTCTCTGAGATAACGAGCCATAAATTATTAAGACTTAGGGAAAGGAGTTCTGGTATTGACACCGGCTGCCTGTGAAGTTACAGGTTTTGGTGCAGATGACAGCTTGCTATTGTCTTTAGCTGGTACGTTTTTGAATTGACCAGCGTCTGGCAAATTGCCTGTCTTAGGAGCAGAACGTCCATGTGCGGTATCGCCTACCATTTTAACCGGCTTTGCAACCGCGCCTACAGCGCCGCTGTTGCTGGCGTTGATGCTACGAGTGTTTGTGCCAGCAGGCTCAGAAGTTACGGGCTTAGGGGCCGCAGATAACTTGATATTTTCGTTCATAAATTCTTCGGTATCATCGACTTCAAGCTCATCACCGCCGTCGACATCAAAATCTTCTTCGTCGTCCATCTCGAACTCGTCTTCGCCGTCGAAATCATCGCCGCCGTCGCCAATCATGGCTTCAAATTCAGCCATCAGTTCGTCGAGCTTATCTTCCAGATCAACTACGCGATCTTCGAGATCTTCATCTTCATCGCCATATTCTTCGCTGTCGAAGTCGATCTCTTCCTCTTCGCCGTCATCAGAGATATCAAACTCTTCGTCCTCGAAGTCTTCACCTTCGAGGCTGATGCCTTCTTCCTCGGTCTCAATATCATCGATCAGGTCATCGGAAGCATCGCCGCCCATAGCGCAATCGTCTTCGTCCATCAAATTTTCATAAATTTCACGGCTCTTTTCCACGACGATATCATGAAACAATTCACGTGCCTTATCGGCTTCGTCGTTTATTACATACTCGATTAGTTTTTCAAACTTATTGCTCATTTTAGTTATCTCCTAAGTTAATGGCTCGTAATGTTATTTATTTACAAATCAAAAAAGCCCCGTTTACGGGGCTTTTTATTGCAATTTACGTCACATCATTGGTTGTTCTGCTGGCATATACTGCTTTCTGACCTTTTCTAACTTTTCTTCCATTTCTACTTGACGAATGTCGTTAAGCTGTCGTAGCTTTCTAAGTTGAGCTAAAGTCAAATGTGTCTTGCGTAGACTTCCTATATTTGGTTGGCTGTTGTCCTGTGATAGGTCTTGATACGCCGATGGACTTTTTTCAAAAATTTCATTTAGAATCATAACTGTTACCTCAAACTGTTGGTATCGGTGGCGGTGGTGGTGCGCCGCCTATTTCTGGTCCTGCTGGAGGAGCTCCTGCACCCATATCTCCGCCCAAGTCTCCCATCTCGGCGCCAAAGTCTTCGCCTGCTTGCACGTCGTCTTCTAACCCACCAGGTGTGATACCTACGCCTCGTAGATCACTACCGGTGGCAGGTCTAGCCGATGGGTTGTCTCTTTCTTCTTGCCACATCGTTTCGTTCTCAAGAATTTCCTCATCGGTGAGCCCTAGGAATCGCTTCATCAAGAATCGTTTACTCATGTACGGATACGCTTCTAGCTGCGTGAATGACGTGATTCTGGTTGTGTCAAGTTCACTTTGACGATAGCTTGCGAAATTCTGAGGGGGAGTCAACATGATGTTGAACATCCCAGAATCGATATTGAAACCGCGCCACCGTAGGAACAACTTGAACTCGTCGTCTAGCTTTTGCATCAACAGATTCTGTAGTCGTTCGCAATATTGGTTGAATCTGAATTCTTGTATCAAGGCTGTTCCAACTTTGCCATCAGTCAAAGCTCTGTCGCTATCATCTGGTCCAGTTGGCAAGTAGCTGCTAGGTACTCTGAGTCCTCTTGCCATTTTGTTGTTGAAATACTTCAGGTCGTCGATTTCACCCAGTGACTGTCCTCCGGGTAGTACCTCGACCGAAGAGCCTCTGCCATCAGATGTCTGAGGGAAGAAATAATCCTCATTGATACTCATAGGGTTGTATGAAGCATCCATCATGTTAGCTCCACCACCGGTTACAGTTGGAATACGGCGCTGGTGCATTTCATTCTTGACGCGCTCAACAAACTGCATCGCCATGTGGCTTGGCATATTGCCTACATCGATCTTGAAAACACGGCGTTCTGGCGCTCTCGCCACGCGATAAATTAGAACCGAGTCTTCCAATAGCTCTTTCTGCTTGTATACCTTAAAAATGTTTTCTAGGATGCTTTGTCCGAATGGCCAGAAGTAATCCAATCCTTCGTTCAGTGATAAATGGACAACGTGTCTGGCGTCGATGCAGGTTTCATTCATTGCTTGCGTGAATCGAGCGTTACCTGTGCCGCCGCCTGCTCCTGCTCCTGCGCCTCCATTTGGATAGGTATAGTTTGTTTGTCCTACACTGCCAGTCGCTCTGGATACATAATAATCTTGAGTAGTCTTCTGAGAGATACTCATGTTTTGGAAGTTTGGATTTATATCTCGAATAATATATTGTTCTGGACGTTTACCTTCACTTTCATTCACGATGATTCTAGATACTTTTACCATATCTATCCAGAATAACTTGAAGGTTTCAGGATCCCTAACGAATATTTGATCGCCATACTTAATGGTATTGCGGAACATCTTAAATATTCTTTGATCTAGCTTATTCAGTTTAGTCCATTGTTGGAGCTGTTTCTTTACAATTCTTATTTCGTGATCTGTAGGATCATCAGTGAATTTAATATCGAATGGTGTCTGGTTATCTTCGTTTATCTGAGATGAGAACTCGGATATAATATCAAGACAAGCATTTACCTCTGAATCGCAGTCCATATTTTCATATTGATTATACCGCTCGATTCTGTTCGGATGTCCTGAGTATACTTCTGGCAAACGACTCGCATAGTTTCTAAAGGCGAAACCATTAGCTGTTGTGGCATTATAACCATCATCGGTATCACCTGGTCGCTTATAACCAGGTAACCCAAATTGATTTCTACCTGATATAGGACTTAGCTCACCGCCGGTTGAAGCTACCTTGAAAAATTTTCGCCAGGTCATTGTGTCTCCATGTAATATTAGTATTTATCACTGGATTAGGTTTGCGCTTTTAGTAATTTGTCGGACGTGGTATTCTGTTTACGCATCAGTGCTATCATTTCGTCCAGCTTTGCAGTCTCTGACGTCATCATGTCGGTCAGATTGCTCATCTTGTCTACTCCAGTGGCAACAGGTGCTTCGGGGATATTTTCGGCCACGGTCTTTGCTGGTGCTTCGTTTGCGACTGAGCTGTAGTTGCTCTCTGGTCCTGCTAGTGGCGTGTCTGGGGTGGTAATTCCAGTACTCTTTTTGTTATCGAATAGCCCTCCGAATAAACCTCCGCCTGTACTACCTCCGCTCAATAACCCGCCTAGTAATCCTCCACTAGAAGATTGCCCGCCGATGCCTGTCATTCCCAGATCACCTAGGCCGCCAAGTAGCTCGCCACCAGGTCGTGACGTACCACCGAATATGCCTCCAATAGGCGACGTCGACTGGCCGCTATAGACTGATGAACCCAGTCTGCCAAACAGGTTGATCAGACTTATCGGTGACATACCTCCAAATGGTGACTGGCGTCGAGTGCCCATGATACCACCTAGTCCTCCCATCATGCCACCCATCATCCCTATGTTACCTAGTCCACCTAGACCGCCGGCCATTCCTGCACTGCCACCAAATCCCGTCATGCCCAAGTTGCCTAAGCCTCCTAGCAAACCCCCGCCTGGTCGTGTCATTCCACCGCCAAATATACCGCCAATGGGTGAGGTCGTTTGTCCACTGTATACCGATGAACCCAGTCTGCCAAACAGGTTGATCAGACTTATCGGTGACATTCCTCCAAAGGGCATCTGACGTCGAGTGCCCATGATACCGCCTAGTCCTCCCATCATTCCGATGCTGCCTAGCCCACCAAAACCACCTAGACCCTGATTCATGCCAAATCCAGTGACGCCCATACCTCCTAGGTTTGAGCCCATAAGATTGCTCGCAGTCGGTGGCGTAGGTTGCGCCTCAGTGGCCTGTTCTTGTGCCGAAGTGACAGATCTTCTAGCCTGCTCTGGAGTCATCCTAACAGTTACATCACGATCCTGCTCCGTTCGATGTCTGATGGTGAAGAGTGGTGTTGCTTTTGCTTTCTCTGGTTGCGCCGGCGGTGCAGCTGTCGTAGGCGCTGGAGTCGTTGTCGCAGGTGCAGGTTCAGGTTTAGCCGGAGTCGTTGTTGCGGTAGGTTGTGTAGGCTGAACAGGTTGTTGCTCTTTTTTCTCGCCTGCCGCCGCTGGTCCAAGATCGTAGGCTTGCTGCGCGTATTTCACCCTTGAGGGATAATTCTTTTCGCCTGCCACTAGGTATGACTGCTCGAACGCGACCGCCGCGCCGCTCAATCTAGATTCTTTTTTGACCGACTCTATTGACTTTTTGTAATCGTGCTCCAACTCGTATTTTAGGAAGCCGTAGTTTGCGTTGGGATCATCTGCTTTCTGGCCGGTCTGCTGTAGATATTTTTCAAATTTTACTCTACGGGGGCCTGTCCATTGCGCCCATCCTAGTCCTCCTCTACCGCCGCCTCGGGGATTTTTTTCTTGTATGCCAGCCTGTAGTCCTGCTGACTCATGTCCTAGATTCCCTACGATACCAGCTGCTTGCTCCTTCGTAAGTCCGAAATCTTTCATCAGGTTGGACATAACTTGTGGCGCTTGTTCCTTGAAAGTTCCCTTTGCTGGTCCTATGTTAGTCAACGTCGCTGACATAGCACCTTCGCCTATCTTGAACTCAGTTCCTTGATCGGTCTGTCTTCCAGTTAGCTTGTCTAGAAAGTCGCCGCCTTGATTCAACTTTTCAGTGGCCTTTTGTACAGCTTCAGTGAACGTAGGCAAAACCTTGTTGAGCTGGTTATGGTATTGTAGGTAGAGTCGGTCGACGTTCTGCTCTGTTTCTGTGACTCCTTTGGTTATCTTGTCCTCGCTGTCAAGCCTTGCTTTCTGTTCTGCAAGTGCTTTCTTATCTGCATCAGTGTTGAGGTTGACTATGTTGCGAAATTCGTGAAACGACTTGCCGTATATGCCTGCCGATTCGCCCAATATAGAAGCATTCTGCGCGACTGACTTTGCGTTTTTAGAAGCAGCCTCCTGTAGCGCGTTCATGCCTTCATTCTGCGTCATCGTGCCGGCCTTGACCATCTTCGCTATTTCAATCGATGCTCCGCCTGTTTGTGCAGCGAGTGTCTTTGCAGCGTCTGAATATGCCAGCCCGCCTTCAGACATTGTATCGCGCATGCCCTTCGCTACAGTAGGACCTACCCTCTCAGCAATCTCTTGCTGAAACCTGATCATCCGCTCGACTTCTTCCTTCTTTCCTTGCCTCTCCATCAAGTAGATCGAAGCTGCGAATTTGTCCTCGTCCAGCGCTGCCTTTCGTTGATTCTCAAGTTCCTTTCTACTTGCACCGGTTGCTCTTGACAACTGATCAAGTTCTAGTGCATAATTCTTAGAGCCCTCGGTCAGTTCTTTCACTGACATATTTTGAGATCGGCCGAGCTTGACTTGTTGTGATAAGTATGAAGCGGTGGACTCCGACATGTCATCGGCGGTCATTCCTATTCTGCGTAGTGTATCGTCAGTGCCCTGACTAAGGTTACCCACCACCTTCGTGAAGCTCTCTGCGCCCTCAGATACCGTCGAACCGAATCTCGCCAGCGTCGACGCATTCTCTCCTATTACCTTCGTGAACTGCTCTATCCTCAGTCCCGACTGCATCCACTGACGCTCCATGCCGGTCATGCCATCAGCAAGTAGGGCTCCGTTTTTGCTCAGTGAGTGAAATGCTTTTGACTGTAAGTCAAGTTCTTGTAGCAACGCGTCGCTTGCCACGCCCAGTGCGTTCGAGAACCCTTTCAGTGCGCTGTTCGCTTTGAGCGAGACTCCAGTCAAGTCGCTCAACGCATCCCCAAACCTACCTCCGACCTTCCCCAGTGTCGTGAATGATGCCGATGATGAACCTAAGTCCTGAAACGCTTTTCCCAGGTTGAGAGCAGCACTCGTTACTCTAGTGATTGCTCCCTTAGCCTGTCCAGCTTCATTCTCGCCTTCACCAGACTTGTCGAGCGCTTCTATAGCGCCGGCCAATACCGAGTTGAGCTTGGTTATTTCCTCCGAGAGTTCGGCAATCTGTTGTTGTAAATCATCGTTCATGTGGTTGTATCCTTAGCTCTTGACTTTCAGCATTTTGTCGGTGGTCCCATTTTGCTTTCGCATGAGAGCAATCAACTCATCCATCTTCGCCGAACGCTTGGCAACGTTCGCTATCATGTTGTCGAGAAAAATATCGTCCTGATTGGCCTCTGCGATCATCGACGTGTCAGGTGTGTCAACGGCAGGAGCAGGTGATTCAACTTGACTTGAATATTCGTTTGTCGGCCCAGATAGGGGCGTGTCGGGCGTGACAATACCGGTTGCTGGAAGAGGTGGTCGAGCGTAATTTGGAGCAGGTGGTTTCGGAGACGCGGCAGGAAAATCTGCACTCGTTCGAGTCTCGTTGGGCATAGGGCCCACGAATGGCGAAGACGAGTTTTCAAACTCTCGTCCTTGAGCATTCATAGTAGGATGTCCTGCAACTCTTTGCTGATCACGTTGAGCAGCGCCGACGCTCGCCACAGATTGATCCAACGTAGGCACGGAACCTGTCTGCGGCAAGTTGACTCCATTCAACTGCTGACCGGCAGCAGTTGACCTAGCGCGTGAATTGTCGATCACCACGGGTTTGGATATCCTTGCAGGCTTCTTCGCAACAGGAGTAGTAGTTGTAGTGGTAGGTGCTTGCGCTTCTGGGGCGGCAGGAGACGTGGTTGCTGGTGGTTGCGCTGGCTGTGCAGACGTCGTTGCTTTGTCTGAACCTGTAGCCCTCCTTATGGCCTGTATCTGACGCTGATGGTAGGTTGTCTCCGACACTGAATCACTCTGATTGCCGCCGATGACCTTCACCTTGCCCGTCAGTGGATCATATCCCTCGAAAATAGCAACGTGACTTCCACTGCCTCCTTGCCTGCCGATGACCACTATATCACCTGGCCGGGCATTTGTCAAGCCCTCATTTCCACTTGCCGGATTGTAAACTTCCTGTCCAAAAGTCTTGAAGGATGCCGCCGACATTGACTTATTGCCCTTGACGCCTGAAGCCTCGAGTGTAGCATTCACGAATCGAGCGCACCATGCGTTTGCCGCGCCCTTCACTGTCGACAAATAGGAACCGGAATAGGCGTTCAGGTAGTCGGTCAGCTCTTTCTCGTCAATATTCTCATTTTTGCCTAGCATCTTCCTAGCTTGATCTACGACCGCATTTCCAGACGATTCGCCTATTCCTGCGCCGCCACTAGGTCCGCTGCCTGTTTTCAGCGTCTCGCCACCTGAAAACTTATCCATGCCGTCAGCGAAAGCTACCAACGCATTCGTGGCCATAACAAGTCCGGACTCAAACACCGGTAAGGTTTTGCTTATCAACTTGTGATAGTCAATATAGGACTTCTCCATCGCTTTCTGAGTCTTGATCACGTTTTTGGTGAAAGCATCCTCTCTCTTGATCTGCTCCTCTTGCTGTTTGCGTGAAGCTGTGAGTGCGTCCTCACCACCGTTGACAAAGTCTCGAACCTCGTGAAAGTTCTTGCCATACACACCTACCGACTCGCCCATTATCGAGGCATTCCTAGCAACAAAGTCGGAGTTCTTTCGTAGTGCATCGCGTAGAAGTCGCTCTGCTTCCTCAGCGCCTATCGATCCCTCTTTCAGCTTTTTCGCTATCTCAACCGACGCTCCTCCCGTTTGCACCGAAAGTGATTTTGCTGTTTCTGAATACGCTAGACCACCTTCCGACAAGGTATCCCTGAACCCTTTGGCAATATTCGGTCCAGCGTTTTTCATCAGCAGAGATTGTATATTCTTGATCTCCTCGATCTGCTTTTCCTTGCCTTCCTGCTCCATCAAGAACATAGTTGCTGCGAACTTGTCCTCGTTCATCAGCTCCTTTTGCTGCTTCTCAATCTCCTCACGACTTGCTCCAGTGGCCCTTGCAAGGATGTCAAGTTCAAATGAATATTGCTTTGCGCCTTCCGTCAAATCTCTCGCAGTCATCGTCTGGCTACGGCCTAGCTTGGTTTGGATATCCAAGTACGCTTCAGTAGATGATGCCATATCTTCTGCTGAGAACCCTAGCATCCTAAGTCGGTCGTCATCTCCTTGGGCAAGTTCTCCTATGATCTTCGAATATGACTCAGCTCCACCTGACACGGTCGTTCCAAACCGCGCAAGTGTAGTCGCGCTAGAGGTTATTGCTTTGGTATACGATTCGAGCTTCATCCCAGACTGGAACCACTGGCGCTGCAAATCGCTTATGCCATCAGCCGCAGTTGCTCCCACGACTGATAAGCTATGGAATGCCTTTGCCTGCATTGAAAGCTCGTCAATGACAGCGTCGCCTGTCTGAGCGGCTATCCTACTTAAATTTTGGAGTGCTTCACCCAAGTAGGGTGTCTTGCCTGCTGCAGATCCCACCATATCGGCTGCTTTGCCAAGAATAGGCTTCAACGTTTCAATGGAAGAGGTCGAATCTCCTAGGGTCTTGAAAGCCTCAGCAGTCTCGACAAGAGCATCTGTTACTTTCCGAGTGGTGCCTTTTTTAGTATTCTTCTTTACGGCCTTGCCGAACTCATCCAGCTTCGTGCCAGCACCATGAAGTAACGGATTTAGTGCCGCGATGCCTTCTCGAATATCCTGCTCCATCCTGCCTAAATCGTCATTCATAGCCTTCCTCGGGGATAAATATGTACATGATATTTATCAGGAGAAATCATGACACAATCCCTAAACCCACTACGCAAGTACTTTAGACAACCTGCGATCCATATTCGCCTGCCTTCAAACGGCAAGTTCTATCCGCCTGGTGTGCTTGTCTTGCCTCCTACTGGCGAGTTGCCTATTTATCCGATGACGGCTGTGGACGAAATAAAAGCCAGAACTCCCGACGCCCTTTACAATGGTGCCGCAGTGGTCGATATTATCCATAGTTGCGCTCCAGGTATAACCGACCCATGGCAAATGCCCGCAACAGATATCAGCGCTCTTCTAGCGGCCATAAGGTTAGCAAGCTATGGTCACGACATGGAAATAGGAACGACCTGCCCAAGTTGCAACACTAGCGACACGATAACCATCGACCTACGCAATGTCCTCGACAGTCTCCATACATCCGACGAGGATAACTCACTGTCAATAGGCGAACTGACCTTCAACTTCGGCCCTATGTCCTACTACCAACTGAACGAAATGAGCAAGAAACGATTCGAGGACCAACAGACGATCGAGTACATCACGTCGTCCGAACTACCTGACGCCGAGAAGATGGAAAGATTAGGAGAGGTATTCAAGAGGATCACGATGCTCACGATCGATACTATAGCAGGAGCAGTTAGGTCAATCACGACAAGCGAT